AAACTTGGCCGTTCGCAGTTTGGTGAACATGGCCTTCTTGCGGATGCCGCCGGATTTGCCTTTCAACTTCCGGGGTTTTCGGGGTTCCCACCGCTTACCGTCCGGGCCTTCCTGCTTCTTCATGCGCTCCTGGTTGGACTTGCGCAGACCACGGGATATCGATTTCATCAGCTTGCGGCGTTCAGCGGGCTCCATCTTGCGAAGCAATGGCTCGGCCCACCCGGAAAGCGCGTCAATATCGTCAGTCATCGAACGGCACATCCTCTTCCAGGCCATGAAGGTCCATGATGATCTCCCATTCCGTGGCGTCCATTTCCATGGCTGGCTCTGGCAGGATGTGCTCCACGTCCAGGCCCGCTTCGGTGGCTTTCACGATGACCCGTTCGGTGACCTGGACGGTGATGGCGATGTCGTAGCTGTCGTTCTTCAGCAGCTCTGCCTCGAAGCTGAGGGTATTCTTCGGATCGTGCCCCGGCTCGCGGACTTTGAGCCAGGACAGTAACGGCAGGATGATGTTGTCCACGGATCCGGAATAGTCTGTGATGATCAGCTGGATCGGAAAAGAGTACATGTGGCTGAGGTTCGGGCCCTCCCAGAACTCGATGCTGCCATCTTCGATAAAGGTCAGCAGCTTTTCCGGGTTGCGCTTCAGGTTTGGCACGTTGGCCAGTATGTGACCGCGTAGGTCTTCCAGTTTTTTCATTGCGGCTCCGGCGTGCTCAGGGTTCGGGCTTGGGTTTCGCAGTCACCCACTTCATCGGCGATTTCTGCCATGCGTTCGTTTAGGGTGTTCAGCTTAACCGCGTACTGGTCAATCAGATCCAGCAGGCTGGCGTTCTTTTTCAGAGCTGCCCGGCTGGGGTGGCGTTCCGGCGTCGCCAGTGGCTTCACGTTGCCGCACACCAGGTAATCGGTGGTCTGTATATAGCGGACTTTCCCGGAGCAGCCGGCCAACAACACCAGGCAGGTCAGCGCCAGCCCAATTCCTATACGCTTCATTCTCTTCCTCCAGGGCTGCCCGCTTCGCTTTCTCAGCGTCCAGCTGGGCTTCAAGGTTTGCTTCCACTGTTTCGATGCGTCGGATCCGGTCGGCCAGGCGGTCACGGGCAACGACCATTTCCGCAAGCCGGCCCTTCGTGTCCCTGTGCTCCTGCTCTTGCCGATCCAGAGCCCCGGACACAGAAGCCAGCTTGCCGCTTGTGGCCAGATTGCGCTCGATGCTGTACCAGAGGGCGCTGCACAGGGCAGCGACCACTAAACCGATGACCAGGTAGACCTTCATTCCTGCTTTCGCCCGCTGTTGACGTAGAAACCAAACCAGGCGGCCGCACCGCCCCATATCACGCTGGCGTAAAGCTGCTGAGGGGTGGCCGGATCGCCCAGAGCGGTGAACCACTGGTGAGTGTCAAAGCACAACCATCCGTAAAGGATGACTAACAGGCGCGGGACTACGCGCCAGGCGTCCAGCTGCTCCGGAGTGAATTTCACGCGGCACGCCCCAGCTGCCGGTACCGGTCATAAGCTGTGGCCATGCGGGTGTCGTACTGGTTGCGGGCGTAGGCCGGGCCGTTGTAGCGTTCGGCAAAGGCGGGCCAGTCCCGGTCTTTCAGTGCGGCGTGCAAGGCTTTGTCCTGTTTGATGAAGCGAACAAAGGCTTCCAGGTGTTCACGCTCGCTTCGGTGCATTGCTTCCGAATAGTCAGCGGCGGAGGCGTACCCCAATCCCTGCCAGTGAAAGCCCATGATCTGGAACAGGCCCCAACTGGCTGACTCGATGGCAGTGGATCGGTCGATAGCGCTGGCCCGCTTCAATCGGCGCCATTCACCATCGCCGCCAACGTATCCGCCTGGGGCTTCATTGACGATGGCCGGGAACTTGGCCGCATTGTGGGCACGTGCTGAATTATCCAGTCGGCGGAACATGACGTGACGCTCGAAGAGAATGACCGGACGGCCAGACGGCAGGAAGCCGCTTTCCTTGCTCTCCACTTCGGTTACCGCCTTGATGGCAGCCAGCTGAACCCCGAGTTTTCGAGCGGCGGCCTTCAGGTCTTTTTCGCAGAGCTCCTTTCCGGAGTTTTGGGTGCTGTTCGGGTTCAGCCTGCCCAGTGTTGCCGGCCCGGCGACACCGTCGACCATTAACCCCTGATCACGCTGGAAGCGGATGACCGCCTTTTCGGTGGCGTCGCCAAACCACCCATCCACTTCAATGGCGACACCCGTTGATTTCAGGGCCTGTTGAAGTGCGGCCACATGCTGTCCTACGTCTCCGATCCGGATCATCAGCTGTTTGCTCCTATCAAGGTCAGTGCTGCGCTGAAAAGCTCTTTACGCAGGGTGAAACCAAGCGCTGCGATGCCAATAAGCACCCAGATTGCGCCCGCGAAAAACCAGACCTTTCGGGAAAGCCCGGAAACGATTTTACCCAAGCCATCGATCGCTTCAGCGGTGGTTTTCTCGCTTTTTTCTATGTACTCCTTGTTCTGCTCGAGGAACTTCTCCATCGCTTCCTTGGTTTCTTTTTGCTGCTCCTTCTGGCTCACAGTGAACTCCCGCAGGTCGCCGCGGATGTCAGAAACGGCGTTCTCCAGGGCGTTTACCCTGGGGTGGAGATCTTCCAGTTGTCTGAGTCTCGCCGCCCAGTCGAGGGCGACCATTTCTTGCAGTTGCATCGCTTCGGCCCGTTGTTCAGGCATGCCGTCTCCTCAGTTCCACAGCTGGACGGTCGGTTGAGTGGGTTGCCGGTCTGCCTCTGGCAGTTTCACCAGGGTCCCCGCGGGAATGGTAGGGCCAAAGCTCGCAAGCCCCGGATTGGCTTCATAGGCGGCTTCAGTGACGCCAGCAGTGTGGCCATAAACCCGATAGCAGATGCGGTCCAAGGTGTCGCCCTGTATCGCCCTGACTTCTATCATCAGATCAGCTCCACGGTGGTTCGGGCCCTGCCTCGAATGTCTGAAAGCGCCCAGGCAGCATCACGCCGGTAGTCGTCGTCCGTCATTTCCAGGGCTTCAGCGCGGTCGTGCCCGGCGCCGGTGCTGTCATAGTCTCGGTACCGCTCTACCAGGTTGGACTTGGCCAGTGACCAGACCGCACGCAAGTAAAGGGATTTGTGATAACCGGCAGGCTGCCAGGTGGGCTGGGGCGTACCCTCGATGGTGTCAACACCGGCATCCTGCTGTTCCTGCATCCACTTGGCCAGCAGCTGGTTGGCTTCGTACATCGCCGCTTCAAGGGCGTGAACGGCGCGGCTGTCAGTGACCGTGCCGTCGATCCGCATCGCTTCCCGGAAGTTCTGAAGTTGAAGATCAGGAAAGAAGGTGGCGTTGGTGATGGTGATGGTTTCGGTGGTACCACCGGCTGCAATCAGGCTCATGGTGCCTCCGTGTGAAGGCGGTGGACGGGGCCGTAGAGTTTCCGGCGAAGCCTTGACTCAGGGCCCCGTGCCGCCTGGCGTCGGGGTGCCGACTCGGATCCGGCTATTCGCCGGAATTCTTCAGTTCTTTCCTCAGCGCCTCGATGTCCTTCTTCACGCCGGCGCGATCGTTCAGCTTCAGGGCGCGTTCGAGGGCATCCAGTGCTTGATCGGGTTTGCCGCTGTCGCGCAGGCGATACCCGTAAGCCTTGTAGAGCTTTGCCTTTACCTGGTCGTGCATGTCGGATTCCCCGAACATGTTCACAGTGCGCTCAACGGCTTGGATGAATTTTCCATCGGGGTCTTCACCCTCGGTTTCCAGCGCTGACACGGCCACTTCTTCAGCCACCAGGTTGGCGGTGGTCCGTTGGTAACGGTCCGGTGTTTCCAGCCCGTTGGCCACGGCGTAATCAGCAATATCCAAGCCGGTTTCCAGATCACCCACGTCCAGGTACCAGACCATCAGCGTCATCAGGACTTCGTCCTGGTGCCCGGGTGCGGCCTGCAGTACGCCCTTTACATACTCTTCGTAGTTGGGCAGCAGTTCGCGTTTGGCCTCTACCTTGCGCTCGATGCTCTGGATGTCGTGCAATCGCCGGGTGTCCTCGATGATCGCTGCCAGGTGCAGCTCGTAAGCGTCGCCCGTGGGGCGATCGGGTGTTGATGCCGATGCTTCCTTTTCAACCAGCTTGCGCTGATAGCGCTTGGCAGCCGGGCTAAGCGGTCCGCCGCCCGATGGCTGTTTCTGGAACGGGTTCGGCTTTGCTGCGCTGCCCCGTTTTGCGGCCTGCTCTTCCCGCTTTTCCTGTGCCTTGCGGGCTTTTTCCTGTGCTTCGGCCCTGGCCGCCTCCCGGGCGGCCTGGACTTTTTCGAAGCGCTTCTTGGCTGGACTAACCATTACTCCCCCTTTACACCAGTGTGATGTTCTCGACCACGGCGCCGGCACCGAAATCTTCCACCACGTAGGCCTCGTTTGAAGACTCGTAGTTCTCGATGCGGTTGCGCTTCGGGTTGTCCATGACGTGACGGCGGCGGCCGCCGTTCTGGTAATAGATGGACAGGTTTTCCATGGTGGTGACCATCATGGTTCCGTCCGGAATGAACGGTACCTGCACGCCCTGCAGGCCGCCAATGCGCATCTGGCTGACGATCAGATCCAGTGCCTGCTGTTCAGTCGGATCGTTATCCTTGTTGATCAGCGGGAAGTACTTGTCGCTCATCAGGGTGCGGCCAACCAGCACCACCAGATCCTGGCTTTCCCGGTGCCACGGATCCAGCATGCTGTGAACCACGTCGTAAACCAGGGCGTCCAGGTTCTTGTAGTCACCGGTTGAGCCAACAGTGACTTCGCCAGATGCTGCCACTACCTCATCCATTACCCGCTCTGGGGAAGTGGTGCGGTAGTGCTGGAGCCAGCCTTTGTTGACGTCTTCCAGAAGCGGGTTGGCTACCCGGTCTGTCTCGGATGCAGCGCTGAGGCCGTTGAAGCCGATCATGATCCGGTCCAGTGCCTGCTGCTTCACGATCGCGTCGCGCAGCATGGCCTGGAAGTTGGGGAACTTGGCCCAGGCGTCGATTTTGGCGTAGGGCACGGCGGTGTCGAATTCGGTCAGGAAGCACTCATAACCGTTCGCGCCCAGGTCGCTCAGATCGCGCGGTGTGCGATCCTTGGCTGACACATCGGTGCGCCCGGCAATGGTGGATCCCACGCCCAGGCCGATCTTCTCGCCTTTGACTTCGTCCACGCCGATCACGTTGATCTGGTTCAGAAAGCCGCTGGATTCCTGAATTCGCTGTTCCAGCCGCTGCTGGACGGACGGTTCCACCGCGAAGGTTTCGGCGGCGGACTCTACGCCATTGAGCTCCGCGATCCGGCGGCGGAGCTTGTTGAACTGTACTCTGGATTCGTTGCGCATAATCTGA